CCGTGATTATGTGGGTGCTGATCAGTTCAATTCCTTCTTCGGCCTTACGGCCTGAAAGGGGAACACCGATGGATAACACCCGTGATGAACTGTTGGATTTGATCAGGAACGCCACCAACATTGATATGATTTGCTTCTTCGCCATTATCTATGTGGTTGCGCCCGATTCCCCCCCCTACACGCCTATCGCCACCCGTGGCGAACTGAAGAAGGCAATTAAGCAGTTGCGGAGCGCCCAGCATAGCCCGGATTGCCCCGCTGAAATGTCTGAAGGCTTTGAAACGGCGATTCAGTACATCCGCCGTGAATGGCTTCACCAATGAAAGGATGGTTTATATGCTTCAGATCGGAATGATCGTTAAAATCTTGCCCGATGCGGAATACAGCGGCAAGTTCACCGGCTACATCGGCAAGGTGAAGAATTACTTTTCGCAGAACAAGAAGGTTGGCGTGGAACTTTTTCAGCAGACGAATGACGCAAGTTCCAAGGGCCTGTTTTGGTTCTCTGAATCCAAGGTGGTTGCGGCGGGTAGTCTGCCTGATGCCATGATGGAATATATCAAGGCCGATCTTAACGCCACCTTTGGCGTTGCAAATCACATCCGCCGTTCCCGTCAGACCGGCCTTCCGCAGATCAAGAAGGTCATTTATAGCGGCCCCAAGACAATCATTCTGTGGGCCGACAACACCAAAACTATTGTTTCCTGTGGGGAAGCGGATTCCTATGACTACTATTCCGGTTTCTGTGCCGCTGTGGTCAAGAAACTGTTCGGTTCCACCACCCACGCCAAAAAGGTTTTGGGTGATTCCATTCAGATCAATGATTAACCTGTTCCAGCACCAACAACAGGCCCTTGATGAAACCGAGGGAAAAAACCGGGTGGCCTATTACCTTGATATGGGCCTTGGGAAAACCTTTGTTGGTTCCGAAAAAATGATGAAGCTGAACAAGCGGATCAATCTGGTGGTGTGCCAATGTTCAAAAGTTCAAGACTGGATTGAACATTTTCAAGACCACTACACCCGGAATTGTGTGTTCGACCTGACCAACCCCAAAACCTTCAAATGGTTCTTTGAACAGGTTCAGCATGAAGTTCCAACCCTGATGATTGGCGTGATCAACTACGAACTGACTTTCAGGCGGAATGTGCTGAAAACCCTGACCGGCTTCACGCTGATGTTGGATGAAAGTTCCCTGATCCAGAACGAGAACGCCAAACGGTCAAAGTTCATTCTTGGGCTGAAACCGGATAATGTGATCCTTCTGTCAGGCACCCCCACGGGCGGCAAGTATGAAAACCTGTGGAGCCAATGCCAACTGTTGGGGTGGAAGATTTCAAAAGAACTGTTCTGGAAGCAGTACATTCAAACGGAATGGGTTGAAACCGATGGATTTTGGCGGCAACAGATTACCGGCTATAAGAATGTTGACCGGCTGAAGATGAAGCTGGCTGAACATGGGGCCGTTTTCATGACTACCGAACAGGCCGGGATCAGCCTTCCAAAACGGAACTGGATCAAGGTCAAAACCCGCCCTTCACCCCTTTATTGGAAGTTCTGGAATGATCGCTATATTGCGATTGACAGCGCCAACCTTGGTGAATTTGAACTGGATGCGGATTTCTACGGTTCCAATGCCCATTGTGAACGGGAATTGATCGGTGATACCAGTTTGACCCGCCGCCTTTACGCCCGTCAGCTTTGCGGCCTATATAACCCGGCCCGTTATGAAGCCTTCCGGGATTTGGTGAACAGCACAGAAGATCGCTTGATTGTGTTCTATAACTTCACGGAAGAAATGGAACGCCTGAAGGGGATTGCCAAGGGCCTGAACCGGCCTGTGTCTGTTCTTTCCGGTGAAGAAAAGAACTTGGATGCTTACCGCTACCAGCACAACAGCATTACTTTCATTCAGTATCAGGCCGGTGCAATGGGCGGCAACTTTCAGCTTGCCAACAAAATCATTTACTTCAGCCTTCCCCAAGGTTCGGAATTGTGGGAGCAATCCCAAAAGCGTATTCACCGCCTTGGGCAAGAACGGCCCTGTTTCTATTACCTGATGATCTGTCCGGGAACGGTTGAAGAAGATATTCTTGGAGCCTTAAAACAGCGCAGAGATTACACGGATGAATTGTTCCGCAAGTATGAAGAAGGTGAAAGACGATGATTGATTTAACCGGAAAACGCTTTGGAAATCTGTTGGTTCTTTCCAGAGCAGAAAGCCCCAACAAACAAGCGGCTTGGCTTTGCCGTTGCGATTGCGGCAATGAAACCGTGGTTCTTGGTTGGAACTTACGATCAGGCCACACGATTTCTTGTGGATGCGTTCACAAAACCGCCTTGAAGAACGGCTTGCGTTCTACCCACGGAATGATTCATTCCCGCCTATATGGGATTTGGGAGGATATGAAAAGCCGCTGTTTCAACCCCAATACTCCGCAATTCAAGTATTACGGTTCCCGTGGAATTACCGTCTGCCCGGAATGGAAGAACGATTTCCAAGCCTTCCATGATTGGGCAATTACCCACGGTTATTCCGATGAATTAAGTATTGATCGGATAGACAATGAAAAGGGCTATTCCCCTGATAACTGCCGATGGGCAACCGCTGAAGAACAAAACCGAAATAGAAGGTGTGTCAAATGAACTATTCAGAAAGTATGAGCAAGCGGCAACAGCGCCGCAAAGCCCTTAACCAGCGGTTCAGGCGGATGTTCCTTGTGGCCCTTCTGATGGGCCTTGCAATGGGGTTTATATTTGGGCGCTGTTCTGCTGTCAACAGCAAGGCCCCGGATGCCCCCATTGAACCGGATCAGTTTACCGCCGTGACCCCGGATGTGACCTTGGAGCCGGTGGAACCCCCGCTGGTGGAAGAACCCGCCGAACCTGAACCGGTGCTGTTGGGCAGTTTCAGAATTACCGCCTATTGTTCCTGTGAAAAGTGTTGCGGTGAATGGGCCAAGAACCGGCCCAACGGCATTGTGTATGGTGCCGCTGGTGTGGAACTGAAAGCCGGTGTTTCCTGTGCTTCCCCGCTTCCCTTGGGAACCGTGGTGGAAGTGGAAGGCTTGGGTGAATACATCGTTCAGGATCGCCCCGCCCAATGGGTGATTGACAAATACGGTGAAAACCAGATCGACATTTATTTTGACAACCATGAAGCCGCTTCCGCCTTCGGCCTGAAGCAGTTGAATGTTTATCTGAAAGGAGAACCCGAAAAATGATCAAATGTGAAAATGCTTGCCCCCGTGGAAAATTTGATGGGTGTTGCCACAAATGCCCGGATTTCCACACTTGTCCTGATTCCTGTCAGGAAAACCCGAACGCCTGTGGTTCGGCCACCTTCGATGAAGAAACGGCCCTTCAGGAGTTCAAGAACACACAGCTTGCCACCTTGAACGCCATTGCTTCCCTGACCGCCCACAAGAAGGCCATTGAAGATCAGGAAAAGGAAATGAAGGCTAAGTTGTATGAAGCAATGGTGAAGTTCGGCGTGGATAAGTTTGAATCCGATGTTCTGAACCTTACCCTTGTGAAGCCCACCAATGCCACCAGCATTGATTCCGCCAAGCTGAAGAAGAAATACCCGGACATTGCTTCCGAGTGTTCCAAGACCACCGCCAAGGCCGGTTATGTGAAGATCACCCTGAAGGGCGGTGGGCAGTAATGACCGTTGAACAGATCGAACTTCGGAAGATTTTAACCCAAATGCTGGCGGATAATGGGATCAACCGAGAAACCATCAAAGGCTTTGTGGAAGAAATTGTTTCTGAAAAAGTTGATCGAGCTATTGATCGGATTATTCATGAAACCAATATGGATTCTCTTGTGAGAACAACGATTCAGAACACTATCAACCGCACCATTTCTGATGAAGTGAACCGGAATGTTCGCCGGGTGCTTGGAAGGGTTTCAATTTCCATTGAAACCCACGGGAACTTCAGGGGTGAAGCCGATGGAAAAGCAGATTGATATTTGTGCCACCTGTGTTCACGATGAACCCGGTTATTGCTCCGTCATTGGCACCATTCCCCATTGCTGTTCCCGCCATTGGCATTGCGAACCGGGAAAAGCCGCAAAGGACTATGTTCCCAAACAGGAAGAAGGTGAAGCTGATGGCAAGGGATGAAGTATGGGATGCCCTGAAGAATCATGCCAAACAGGTTCATTCAGAACGGGTTGCAAAGAACCCCGACCGGATCGCCTATGCCATTCAGCAGTTTGAAGCCCACGGCATTGAATACCAACTGAAGAATGAGCAAACCGGACATTTCCATTGTTGGCGGAAGTCTGATGATAAACTGTTCCAATTCTACGCTGGAACGGGTAAAATTCAGGGCTTCACCCAAGTCAGAGGTATTCACAGCCTGATTCAGATGTTGGAGGGGTGAGCCGATGGCCGGTGAAAAGAACTTTGAAAACCGCCTGAAGGACTGGTTGGAATCTGAAGGCATTTACCCATTGGGCCACCCTGAAGATAAAATGACCGTTCCGCCTTGTGGCTTCTATGAAAAGCGTTGGGGTGGAAGCCGGTATGTGAAAAGCGGCCTTCCCGATATGCGGATCACCGTGAAGGGCATTGCCCTTGAAGTAGAGCTGAAGGCCACCAACGGAACCCCGTCAGAACTTCAGAAACGGAACCTGAAGCAAATCAACGGTTCCAATGGGTTTGGGTTCATCCTTTACCCGGAAGGCTTTGAAGCCTTCAAGACTATTGTGAAAGGGGTGAAACAATGCGAGTTTCCCACAGCCGGGTTGAAGTCTTTGATAGATGCCCATACAAATACCGCTTGCGATATGTGGAAGGGATAGACACGATCCCGAACACGGATGCAGACAACGCCCTGATCCTTGGCACCGCCCTTCACACCGGCATTGAAGAAGGGGTTGAACAGGCCCTTGACTTCTACAAGAACAGCTTCCCGGTTCTGACAGATGATCACATCCATGAAATGATGAAGCTGGAAGCCATGATCCCCAAGGCAAAAGCCATGTTGCCACCGGGCGGAACCTTTGAATTGCCCATTGGGAACGCTGATTTCATCGGCTTTATGGATTATCTGGTTCCCGTGGGGAAGGGCCTGAAGCTGGATGGCCTGATCACTGGTGAAGATTTGAATGAATTTGAAGCGTTTGATCTGTACGATTTCAAGTATTCCAACAACGCCAAGAACTACGCCGTTTCCGGTCAGCTTCACGAATACAAGTATTGGTATGAACTGACCCATCCCGGCCACCGGATCAGGAATATGTATTTCCTGATTGTTCCCAAGCCCAAGATCAGGCAGAAAAGCACCGAAACCCTTTCCCAATTCCGTGACCGCTTGCAAGCGGCCTTGAAAGATGCTGAACCAACGCTGATGCCGGTTCAGTACAACCCCATGAAGATTGTGGACTTCCTGACCGATGTGAAGCACATGGTTGAAGCCACAGACTTTCCCAAGAACCCAAACCATTTTTGTGGATGGTGTGAGTATGAAGAATATTGTCAGAAAGGATGGGATTATATGTTACTTCCCAAGAATGAACGCCGTGATCTGAACGCCACCAAGAAGAAGGTTGTGTGGCTTTACGGCGCACCCTTCAGCGGCAAAACCTTCTTTGCCAATCAGTTCCCCGATCCCCTGATGTTGAACACGGATGGCAACATCAAGTTTGTGGATGCCCCCTATATCGCCATTCGTGACACCGTTACGGTGGAAGGCCGTATCACCAAGCGCAAGTTGGCCTATGAAGTGTTCATGGATGCCGTGGCCGAACTGGAAAAGAAACAGAACGATTTCCGAACCATCGTGGTTGACCTTCTGGAAGATGTTTATGAATCGTGCCGGGTTTACATCTGTGACCGTCAGGGCTGGAAGCATGAATCTGATGATTCCTTCCGTGCGTGGGATATGGTCAGAAGCGAGTTCCTGAACACCCTGAAGCGGCTGGTGAATCTGGACTATGAAAACATCATCCTGATCAGCCATGAGGACAGAAGCCGTGACCTGACCCGCAAGGGCGGCGATAAGATCAGTTCTATCAAGCCGAACCTTCAGGATAAGGTGGCAAACAAGGTGGCCGGTATGGTTGATCTGGTGGCCCGTATCGTGGCGGACGATGATGAACGGGTGCTGTCTTTCAAGACTTCTGAAGTGATCTTCGGCGGTGGCCGTTTGACTGTCCGTGATAAGGAAATCCCGCTGACCTATGATGCTTTCTGTGAAGTCTACGAGGAAGCCAACCAGAAGGCCGCAGGAGCCGTGAAGCGTGGCGGCAATACCCCGGCTACCCCCGCACCTGAAACCACCGACACGCCCACCACAGCGCCCAGCAGAAGGGGCAGAAAGGCCAAGACTGAAACCCCGCCCCCGGCTGACAACTATGATCCGGTTGAAGATGCGGCAAAGGCGGCTTGTGGTGATCCTGATACCGTTGCTGAACCGGCCACCGGTGACACCCCGCCTTGGAACGATCTTCCCAAATGCCCGGACGGTGATCGCATTTTCAAACAGCATGACCAGAACCCGGAAATCCCCCTTTGTCCGTCCATTGACGCTGGCCACCGTTGCCACAAGGAAGGCGGCCCCGATGGTTGCCCCCTGTGGGATCGCCCCAAGGCACAGGCAGAGGAACCCGCACCCAAGACGGATGCTAACCCGCCCCGCCGTACCCGGAAGAAGCGTGAAGAATAATGGCTGATGTGCTGATGATTGCCGGGAAGCCTGAAACCATCTTCAAGGCCCGTGATTTTGAATATCTGGTTGAAAAATACATGGGTTATGAAGCGGCCAAGTATTTCCGGGAATACGCTGAAAAGGCTGATGAAGAAGTCAGATCGGCCAAGGCCGGTGAGAACACAGACCTTGCTTCCTATGAAGCTGACCTTGAAAGCAATCACAGAGCCTTTCAGGACATTCAGACGGAAGCCGCAGTTATCACGGGTGTTCTTCAAGAAAAACGGATAAACCGTGAGAAGATCGCCCATGCAGTCAGGGAAATTGGAAAGATAATTTCCAACCAAATATAAGGAGGAACCCAAAATGAAAAACGATGCCCTGAACCATTTCAAAGAGGAAATGAACAAGCGTGGCCTGTTCCGCAAGATTCAGGTGTGCGCCAACCTGATCCCCCCCCCGCCCGGTGCTGATGGTGAAGCCCTGATCGAACTTCATCGTTCCGCCGCCAAGATCGCCATTCGGAATTACGCTGAACATCATGAAGATTTTTGTGATGTGATGGCGGATGCGGCCCTTGATCATCTGCTGAACACCGTTCTTCCTGATGATCTGTTCATTCCTGATGGTGGTTTTTCCCCTACGAAAGAAGAAGTTGACAACATGAACAGGGCCAAGGAAACGGCTGACAAAGCGGCCAAGGTGCTTGATACCCTGTTTGGTGGGTTGGCTGATCTTCTGAAAACCATTTAATAAATACATTTTTTGGAGGTAAAAAACTATGGCTATTGATTTTGACAAGATTGATCGTTCTGTTGATCTGAAGGGCCTTCAGGCTGATGTGGAGGATGCCAAGAAGAACGGCGGCGGTGATTTCCCCACCATCCCCGCTGGCAAGTATGAAGTGAAGCTGGAAAGCATGGAGATCAAAGGCACCAAGGCCGATCCCAACCGCCCCATGCTGGCCGTGTCCTTCAAAATCCTGTCCGGTGAGTTCAAGAACCAGCGCCTTTTCATGAACCGTGTCCTTTACGGCACCAAGAATGACAAGAACATGATCGCTTCTGCTATGGGCTTCCTTGAAAAGCTGGATTCCGGTGTTCCTGTCAGCTTCACCAGCTACAAGCAGTTTGCCCAGCTTGTTCTTGATGTGGCGGAAGCCATTGATGGAAACTTGGAATATGCGGTGGACTACGATGATTCCCGCTTCAATTCCATCACCGTTGAAGAAGTTTTCGAGGTTGAAAACTGACCCAAAATTTTTTACAATGATTGTAGGCAAATAGTCTACCGCAAAGCAACTGTTGTCTACTTGAAAGTTCACTTTCAAGCCGGGGCGAAAGCCCCGGAATGGCCCCAAGTGAAAGCCTTCCCGTGGCGGGGCTGATAAGGCGGAAACGCTGACAGATTTCACAAAAGCTGAAAGGATGTGAGTTGATGATCTTCTATGATTTTGAGGTTTTCCGGTATGACTGGCTGGTTGTCCTGATCGACCTGAACGCCCGAAAAGAAACCGTGATTATCAACGATCCCGACAAGCTGAAACGCTTCTATGAGGAACACAAGGGTGTGATTTGGGCCGGTTACAATTCCCGGAACTATGATCAGTACATTCTGAAGGCCATTCTGTGTGGGTTTGATCCAAAGCCTGTGAATGATTGGATCATTGCAGAAAATAAACCCGGTTACAGATATTCAAGCCTGTTCAGGGAATACCCGCTGATCAATTATGATGTGATGCCGAACCCGCCAATCAGCCTGAAGGCGCTGGAAGCGTTCATGGGCCATTCCATTAAAGAAACTTCTGTTCCCTTCGACATTGACCGGCCTTTGACTGAAGCAGAGTTGGCCGAAACGGTCAAATATTGCCGCCATGATGTGGAACAGACGGTGGAAGTGTGGTTGCGGCGAAAGGAAGATGAATTTGATGCCCAAATGTCACTTGTGAAGGCGTTTCACCTTCCCATTTCTGACATTGGCCGCACCAAAGCACAGCTTTCCGCCAAAATCCTTGGGGCCGTTCAAAGGGAACACAATGATGAATTTGAAATTGAGTTCCCGCCCAGCTTGCGGATCGAAAAATATACGGAAGTTTTGAATTGGTACAAGAACCCCTTGAACCGTGATTATTCCAAAACCCTTGAACTGGATGTGGCCGGGGTTCCCCATGTATTCGCTTGGGGTGGCCTTCACGGGGCCATTCCCAAATATCACGGGGAAGGTTGGTTTGTCAATGTGGATGTGGCTTCCTATTACCCGTCTTTGATGCTGGTTTATAAGTGGCTTTCCCGTAATGTTCACGATCCTTCCAAGTATGCGGAAATCTATCACACCCGCCTGAAGCTGAAGGCGGAGAAGAACCCCATGCAACAGCCTTACAAGATTGTTCTGAACAGCACCTATGGCGCTATGAAGGATAAGCACAATGCCATGTATGACCCCCGGCAAGCCAACAATGTTTGTGTGGGCGGTCAGCTTCTTCTTCTGGATTTGATTGAACGGCTGGAAGATCATTGTGAAATCATCCAGAGCAACACGGATGGTATTTTGGTCAAACTTCGCCGGTATGAAGATTTTGAAATGCTGGACGATCTGTGTTGGGAGTGGGAGCAAAGAACCGGGATGCGCCTTGAATTTGATGAATTTCAAAAGGTGTATCAGAAGGATGTGAACAATTACATCATTATTCCTTCCGGGCCGCTTCGTGATGAAAAAGGGAAACCCCGCTGGAAGTGCAAGGGTGCCTATGTCAAAAAGCTGTCTGATCTGGATTATGACCTTCCCATTGTCAACCGGGCCATTGTGAATTATTTCCTTCATGGGATCAGCCCGGAAACAACCATCATGGAATGTTCCAATCTTCGAGATTTTCAGAAGGTTGTGAAGGTGTCCAGCAAGTATAAATATGCCCTTTATTCCCCGGTGATTACGGAAGCCAAGATCAGGGATGAAAAAGGCCGTTCCAAGAAAATCACCCGCTTCAGCGGCGGTGAGGTTCAGACGGATAAAACCTTCCGGGTGTTCGCTTCCAAGGATCAGAGCAAGGGCGGAATCTTCAAGGTTTCCGGGAAAATCGTCAAGGGCCGGGAAAAGAACCCTGAAAAGTTCGGCAACACCCCGGATCATTGTTTCTTCATCAATGATGATGTGACCAACCTTCCCATCCCGGATGAACTGGACAAGCAATATTACATTGATGTTGCTTGGGATCGCCTGAAAGATTTTGGGGTGGAACGATGAACAATAAAACCTTTCGGGGGGGGGAGCGTTGAAGCATGGAACTGTTTAGGGGCTATGTGCCTACCAGAAACAAACAATGCCTTGAAAAGTTCAAAGGCGTTGAAAAACTGAAAACCCGTTCAGAAGTCCAAGACCTTGATGAATACGCCGGTATTCTTGGGGAAGAAACCATCCTGATTGATGTGGACGATGCGGAAACATCTGAACTTTTGTTCAGAATTGTTCAGGATTTAGAACTGAAGTGCAGAGTGTACGCCACTACACGGGGAAAACACTTCTTGTTCAAGAACTGTGGTGTTAAAAAAAGCTGGACGAAATGCACCTTGGCCGTGGGTATCACCACGGATGGAAAGGTTGGAGCCAATAACAGCTATGAAATCTTGAAGTCTGGTGGCGTGGAACGGCCCATTCTGTATGACTTCCCTGAAGGGGAGATTCAGGAACTTCCCAAGTGGCTGACCCCAGTGAAAAGCAACTATGATTTCCCGAACCTTGGGGAAGGTGATGGGCGGAACCAAACCCTGTTCAACTACATTCTGACCCTTCAGAGTGACGATTTCACCAAGGAAGAAGCCCGTGAATGTATCAGGCTGATTAACCGTTATGTGCTGAAGAAGCCCCTTTCCGACAAGGAACTTGATGTGATCCTTCGGGATGATGCCTTCAAGAAAACATCCTTCTTCCGGGATAAAACCTTCCTGTTTGATAAGTTCGCCACCTACCTGAAGAACAACAACCATATTGTGAAGATCAATAACCAGCTTCACATTTACAAGGATGGTATCTATGTTTCCGGTGCCGGTGAAATTGAAGGGGCCATGATCAAGCTGATCAGCAACCTGAAACGGGCGTGGCGTTCGGAAGTCCTGTCCTATCTGGAAATCATGATTGAGGAAAACACCAAGGCCACCAACCCGAATATCATTGCTTTCAGCAACGGCCTTTACAATATCCGGGATGGTTCTTTCAAAGAGTTCACCCCGGATGTGGTCATTACAAACAAAATTCCGTGGCCGTACAACCCCGCCGCCCATGATGATCTGTTGGATCATACCTTAAACCGGCTGGCCTGTGATGATCCTGAAGTTCGGGCCTTGCTGGAAGAAATGGTGGGCTATTGTATGTACCGCCGCAATGAACTTGGTAAAGCCTTCATTCTGATTGGCGATAAGAGCAACGGCAAATCTACCTTCCTTCATGTGGTCAAAAATATGTTGGGGGATCGCAATATTGCTTCCCTTGACCTGAAGGAATTGGGCGATAGGTTCAAAACCGCTGAACTATTTGGCAAGTTGGCGAACATCGGTGATGATATTGGTGATGAATTTATTGCCAATGCTTCCGTGTTCAAGAAGCTGGTCACGGGTGATCGGGTGAATGTGGAGCGCAAAGGCCAAGATCCTTTTGAGTTCAACAATTATTCCAAGTTCCTGTTCAGCGCCAACAATATCCCCCGTATCAAGGACAAAACCGGAGCCGTTCAGCGGCGTTTGGTGATTGTTCCCTTCGATGCCAAGTTCACCCCCAATGATGCTGACTTCCGCCCGTTCATCAAGGATGAATTGTGTGAACAGGGTTCAATGGAATATCTGGCCTTGCTTGGCCTTCAGGGGTTGAAGCGGGTTCTTGGGAACGCACAGTTCACCACTTCCACCAGAGTTCAGGGGCAGTTGGACGAATACGAGGAAAACAACAACCCCATCATTGGGTTCATCAATGAAGTAGGTGTTGACGGGATTGAAAATGAAGCCACCGATTCCGTGTATCGCCGGTATAAGGAATATTGCATTGCAAACAACTTCCAAGCCCTTTCCAAGATTGAGTTTTCCCGGCAGATCACAAAACGCTGTGGCTTCACAACGGCCCTGAAATGGATTAGAAATCGAAAAACCCGTGTGTTTGTGAAAGGCGGTGACACAGAATGAGTGGTTCCAAGAAGGTGTTCACCACTTTGGGCAGTTCCAACCATGTTCCTGAAGAACGAGAAGCATTTGATTACTACGCCACCGATCCAAGGGCCGTGGAAATGCTTCTGGAACTGGAACAGTTTTCCCCGGTCATTTGGGAACCGGCCTGTGGGGAAGGCCATATTTCCAAGGTGCTTCAGGCCCACGGTTATGAAGTCATTTCAACTGATCTGATTTACCGGGGCTTCGGTGATCCTGAACCGTTAGATTTCCTGAAGGAAACGCTGGACGATTTTGAAGGCGATATAATCACAAACCCGCCATATTCAATGGGGCTTGAATTTGTTCAAAGGGCGCTTGAAAGCGTCCGCCCCGGTGGGAAAGTGGCTATGTTCCTGAAGGTTCAGTTCTTGGAGGGGCAAAAACGGGGTGAGTTCTTCAGGCATACCCCCCCCCGAAAAGTTTATATCAGCCGTTCCCGGCTGGCCTGTTATAAAAACGGTGATATGACCGGGAAACCGGAAAGTGCCATTGCCTATGCGTGGTATGTGTGGGAAAAGGGCTTCACCGGTGATCCGGTGATCAAATGGTTCAACTGAAAGGACGGTGCTGAATGGCCCACAAATATTCCAAGTTCAAGAACAAAAACATTCCCTATGCCAAGGTTGGGCGGCGAGTGTTCAATAGTCTGTTTGATGCAGAAACCTTTTGCACCGAACACGGCCTTGATGTCAACTTAGCTATTGAATATCGGGATGATCCTGAATTGAAAAATAACATTCAAACAATCGCCCAATACCAGAAGGCCATTCTTCAGGAATGTTTAGACCGGCTGAAGGCCCGTGCTGAAGCCTTGGTTCAAGAAATCAACCGGTGTAATGCTGATTTGGAAAAGTGCCACCCGCTGGATCGTGGTTTCTTGACGGATCAGCGGAATGAAGCCATTGCAAAGCATACGGGTACAATGGAAGCCCGTGAGATTGTGGCCGGATTGAAAAATAATTTAGAAAGGTTGACTGGTTGGCATGATTAAAGACAGCGGTGAACGCACCGAGTTTGGAACCGGCGCTGTTCGTGATATGCACAGCGGCAAAGGCCGCATGGATTTACTTCCGTGGGAAGCCTTGGTGGAGGTTTCCAAGCATTGTGAAGAAGGGGCCTTGAAGTATGGTGAACGGAACTGTGAAAAAGGTATTCCCATTCACAGCCTGATTGATTCGGCCTTCCGTCACCTTGCCAAGTACATGATGGGGATGGACGATGAACCCCACCTTCGGGCGGCTTGCTGGAATTGCCTGTTCGCCCTTTACATGGAAATCAAGCACCCGGAACTTCAGGATATTCCAGCACGAATGAAGGCCCCGGTTCCCCAAATTCCCAAAATCAAGGCGGCTTCGGAGCCGTGCCGCCGATGCAAACACCGTGACCGCTTCGGGGATGAATTTCCCTGTGATGAATGTGTTCACAGACAGAATGGCACCAATGATATGTTTTACCCGGCAGATTGTAAGGAGGATGCAGAACAATGAAAATTATCAAGCCTGATGTGCAGTTCATCACCCCGATTGATGGGGCCACTATTCTGAAGCGCCTTGAACAGTGTGGGCGGGTTTGCTATAAGTCTGAAGCCAAGATCACAGACACCAGCGCCCCGGCATTCGTTGCCGGGATCATCAAGCGTGGGCATGAAGCGGTTCTGGAACATTGTTCCTTCACGGTGAAGTTCATTTGTGATCGTGGGGTTTCCCATGAAATTGTTCGGCACCGGCTGGCGGCATATTGCCAAGAATCTACCCGCTATTGCAACTATTCCAAGGAAGGCTTTGGTTCTGAAATCACCGTGATCAAGCCTTGCTTTTTGGAAGATGGAACTGGAAGCTATGTTGTATGGCGGGATGCGTGTGAAATGGCAGAAGCCTATTATTTCAGGCTGTTGAATGGAAACACAAAGCGTCTTACCCCGCAAGAAGCCCGTTCTGTTCTGCCCAACAGCCTGAAAACGGAAGTGGTTATGACCGCTGACATTCGGGAATGGCGGCACTTCCTGAAGTTGCGCTGTTCCCCCGCCGCACACCCGCAGATGCGGGAAGTGGCCTTGATCCTTCTGGATAAAGTTCATTCCATGATCCCGGTTTGCTTTGATGATATTTGGAGTGAATACCATGAACAGAGCTGAACGGCGGAAAGCCAAGAAAGCGGGGCTTCCGGTTAAAAAAGAACCCGTGGTGAATATCAAAGCGGCGGATGTTGAGAAGATCAAACAGGACGCTTCCAAGGATGCGGCCAACAAAGCCTTCCTTCTGATGTTGGGATTGCCGGTGATGATCCTTCATGATAAGTTTGGTTTCGGCTCGGTTCGGTGTGAACGGTTCACGGATGCTGTTCTTGAACTGTATGATAGCTTTGAAAAAGGTTATGTGTCCCTTGAAGATATTCACAAAACCCTGAAGGAAGAAACCGGGATCACTATTGTTTCAGATGGGAGGTTGAAGGATCGTGGGAACTAAACCTTGGCAGAACAAAGAAGGGTATGCTGACCCTACGGCTTATGAAGGGCTGAAGCCTATCATTCGGGAAGAAGATGAACAGCAAAAGCGCCTGAACACCCTGATCTTTGTTCTGAAGTACATTATCCGCTTGGCCGGTTATGACCTGTTGAATCGGGTTGAACTGAAGGACAAAAAGACCGGGAAGGAATACCGGTAAACCATTTCTTGAAAATTAACTTTCAAGAAAACGCCCCCGCCAAAACACTTCAGCGGTTGTGGTTGGAATAGTGAATGGATATTGAAGGGACGGAAACCCTTGATATACCTTGCTTTTTGGGAAAATCCTTCAACATTCAAGATGGTGCATATATTCAATTCAAATAAAAGAAAAAAATATATAGTAAGAAAAAACCTATATAGTGAAGAATGCGCTTTTGATCTTGAATGTTGAAGGAAATCCCGGAAACCCTGATGCTGTGTGTCTTTGACCCCATTCAACATGATCTGAAAGGATGTGTGATACATAGTGACTGAAAAAGAACTTTGCCAAAGGGCCAAGGATTACTTTTCCCAAATTCGGAAAACTGATCGCTTGATCCAGCGGTTGACAGATACAGTGAACACCTTGCGTTCCAGCTTGACCAGCCAAAACTATGAGCTGAAGCCCGACAAGGTACAGACTTCCGGCGCAAAAGATACTTTAGGTGAAACGGTTGTGAAGATCATTGCCCTTGAAGATGATATAAATGCCCGGATTGATGAACTTGTTGATATGAAGAAGGATGCCTTCAATCGGATCGGCAAAATCCCTGACCTTGATCAGCAGAATGTTTTGATCGGGCGATATATCCAGATGAAAAAATGGGAGGATTTAGCGGCAGAGTTTGAATACACCACCCAATGGCTTTTTAAAATTCACGGTAAGGCTTTGCTGTCATTCTGTACCGCCAACGCTGACTTTCTGAAAGTTGATAGTGACCGGTTGAAAGTTTAGTATTTTTTCTGATATTCTGTATGTATGAAATTGCGCCAACGGGGACACCGGGGGCGCTTTTTCTATGCTGAAAAAGGGGGTGAATACCTGTGAACACCAGACAACGGAAGTTTTGTGATGAATACCTGATCAGCGGCAACGCTACCGATGCGGCGATTAAGGCCGGGTATTCGCCCAAGACCGCAAAGAGTATCGGACAAAGATTGCTGACTTTTGTTGACCTGAAGCAGTACATTGACACCGAACTTGAAAAACTTCATTCCGCCAAGATTGCTGATGCCCAAGAAGTTCTTGAATACCTTACCGCTGTGATGCGGGGTGAGCATACCGAACAGGTTTTGAAGCTGGCCGGTGATGGCATTCAGACAATCACGGATATTGAGGTTTCCGCAAAAGAACGGATCAAGGCCGCTGAATTGATCGGCAAGCGTTATGCCCTGTTCAGTGACAAAATGGATTTGGGCGGCGCTGTTCCCGTGGTTATCATGGGGGATGATCAACTTGAAGATTAACCCCAAAGCAAAGGTGATCCGCCTTCCTGAAGTGGTGGGCAAAGGTTACGCCACTTATTGGAACTTCAAAGGTCGTTACCGGGTTTGCAAGGGTTCCCGTGCTTCAAAGAAATCCAAAACCACGGCCCTGAACATCATCAAAAGAATGATGCAATACCCGGAAGCCAATACCCTTGTGGTTCGTAAAGTGTTCAGAACCTTGAAGGATAGCTGTTTCACGGAATTGAAGTGGGCAATCAACCGGCTTGGGGTTCAGTCTTATTGGGAAGTCAAAGAAAGCCCCCTTGAAATGACCTATATTCCAACCGGTCAGAAGATTTACTTCAGGGGCCTTGATGATCCCCTGAAGGTTACTTCCATCACGGTTGAAATTGGCTATTTGTGCTGGTGTTGGATTGAAGAAGCCTATGAAATCATGAATGAAGATGATTTCAATATGCTTGATGAATCCATCCGTGGTGCTATCCCGGAAGAAACCGGCCTGTTCAAACAAATCACTTTGACTTTCAACCCGTGGAATGAAAAGCATTGGATCAGGAAACGGTTCTTTGGAGAAATCACCGACAAGGATGCCCAAGGGAACCCCGTTTACAAATTCCATGATAGCTGGATTTCCCCTGATGGTCAGATTTTCGCAACCACTACCAATTACCTGTGTAATGAATGGCTGGATGAAGCTGATCTGAAAGTTTTCCAGACTATGAAGGAAACCAACCCCCGGCGCTATAAAGTGGCTGGCCTTGGTGGTTGGGGCATTGTGGATGGCCTGATCTTTGAGAACTGGCGGGAAGAAGCCTTCAATGTGAAGGAAGTAAGCGCCAAGGTTGGTGTGAAATCCGCCTTTGGCCTTGACTTTGGTTATACCAATGACCCAACGGCGCTTTTCTGTGGGCTTGTCAGCAAGGAAGAAAAGACCATTTGGGTATTTGATGAACTGTATGAAAAAGCCTTGACCAACCGGGCCATTTGTGACCGGGTAACGGCTATGGGCTATGCCAAGGAACGGATCAAGGCCGATTGTGCCGAACCAAAGAGCATTGACGAATTGCGGGAAGCTGGCCTTCATCGTATCAGAGCCGCCCGGAAGGGCAAGGACAGCGTGAACAATGGCATTCAGTACATTCAAGGCTATACCATCATCATTCATCCCCGGTGTGTGAACTTCATCACTGAAATTTCAAACTACACTTGGGATGAAGATAAGTTTGGAACCAAGATCAACATTCCCATTGATGATTTTAACCACCTGATGGACGCTATGCGTTATGCCCTTGAAGATATGCTGGTTGGTTCTGCCTTTAGCTTTGAGTAACACGGTAGTAACAACAGGCCCCGGAAATCAAGTGTTTCCGGGGTTCTGTGTTTATTGAGCAATATAGGAAGGAACGGCCCATGTTTGAGCAACAGCAGATTTTGAAAAAGATTGAACAATGGGCTGAACGCTTGCCCTATAAAACTTTGAAGATTGAAGTGGAACTGTCCAATCAAACGCTGATCTTGGAGAAATCCAGACAGCGCCCCATTGGATTCCAAGCCCCCCCCCACAAAAGGAAGGTGATTGAATGCTATTTCTGAATACTGAAACCGCCCGGATCAATCGCCTGATTGAAGAAGGGGCTGGCCGTGGCCTGACGGAACTTGAATTCTTTGGCCGGGAAATTGCCGCTTGGAAGAAGTCACCGGAACGGATGGCCCAAATCACCGGTGATCGCTACTATGATGGAAAGCATGATATTCTTGACCGGAAAAGAACGGCCATTGGGCCTGATGGGAAGTTGCAAGTGGTTGACAACCTTCCCAATAACAAGGTGATTGATAACCAGTATGCAAAAATGGTGGATCAGAAAACCAACTATCTTTTGGGTAAGCCGGTCACTTTTGACTGTGAAAATGATACCTATTCGGCCTTGCTGAAGAAACGGTTCAATTCCGCCTTTCAAAGAACCCTGAAATACCTTGGTGAAGATGCCTTCAATGGTGGGCTTTGCTGGTTGTTCATCTATTACGATGAAAAAGGCGTTCTTTCTTTCCGGCGCTTTCCGGCCTATCAGGTTTTGCCGTTTTGGGCTGACGATGATCATACCAAGCTGGATGCCGCCGCAAGATTGTACCTTCAGGAAGTTTGGGACGGGATCACAAAGAAGTTGGTTGAACGGGTGGAACTTTACAAGCCTGATGGGATTTACCGTTATGTGCTTGATGGTTCAACCCTGATTCCTGATGTTGAACTTGGAGATTATGCGCCCTATATCACGGTTCAAGGCAAGGATGGGCCGGAAGCCTATGCTTGGGATCGCTTTCCCCTGATCCCGTTCAAGTACAACAAACAGGAAACCCCGCTGATCATGCGGGTGAAATCCCTTCAGGATGGCATTAACACTATGCTTTCCGACTTTGAAAACAATATGCAAGAGGACGCACGGAACACCATTTTGATTCTGAAGAATTACGATGGTGAAAACCTTGGGGAGTTCCGGCACAATCTGGCCGCTTTTGGAGCCGTGAAAGTTCGGGATGATGGCGGGGTTGAAACCCTGACCGTGGAAGTCAATTCTGAAAACTACAAAGCCATTTTGGAAGTGTTCAAGAAAGCCTTGATTGAAAACGCCCGTGGCTATGATGCCAAGGATGATCGTATGAGCGGGAACCCCAATCAAATGAACATCCAATCCATGTATTCTGACATTGACCTTGATGCAAACGGCATGGAAACGGAATTTCAAGCGGCTTTTGAACAGCTTCTTTGGTTCATCAACCAAGATATGAAAACGAAAGGTGAAGGTGACTTTGAGAATGAAGAAGTTACTGTGATCTTCAACCGGGATATTCTGATCAATGAATCTGAAGCAATCGCAAATTGCGCTTCTTCTGTTGGTATTCTGTCCAATGAAACCATTGTTGGACAGCACCCGTGGACAACCGATGTGAAGAAGGAATTGGAACGGCTTCAGAAGGAAAAGCAAGAAGCCGTTGATGAATATGCCGGAGCCTTTGGGAATGTACCCAAAAACAATGATCCTGAAGGCGGGGAAGAATAATCCCCGCCTTCCTATATGCCGGGGCAATAATGGGGCGGGGCCGGGGGTTCACCTCCTTCCCCCGGTCAAGGGTGCAATTCCCTTCCCCGGCACCACATGGCGCATTGGTCAAGAGGTCAAGACACCGCCCTTTCACGGCGGTAACACGGGTTCGATTCCCGTATGCGTCACCAGCCCGAAAGGGCAACACTATTCTTTATTTTTTTAGCTTGGAGAGGTTTCAGGCTATAAAACCTCCCGAAACACCTGAAAACATAGGCCCATGCCAAAAGGCGTGAATTTATGGGCCTATATGCTGAAGTGGATGGAATAGGCAGACGCGGCGGATTCAAAATCCGTTGCCGCAAGGCGTGTGGGTTCAAATCCCACCTTCAGCACCAATATTGGGGTGTAGCCAAGAGGTAAGGCAAGGGGTTTTGACCCCCTGATCCGTTGGTTCGATTCCAACCATCCCAGCCATACCAAGAAGGGAGTGTGACCCCGTGAAAAATGCTGACTACTGGCGGGGCCGGTTCTCCGTTCTTGAAGAAGCGGCCCATAAACAAACTGATGAATACCTTCAGAGCCTTGAAGATATTTACCGGGAAGCTGAACAAACAGTTCAAAAGGACATTGAAAGTTGGTATCAGCGTTTTGCCACCAACAACAATGTTACTTTGGCAGAAGCCCGGAAAATGCTGACTACCGGACAGCTTGAAGAATTCAAGTGGACAGCGGAACAGTATGTGAAGGCCGCACAAAAAGCCAACCTTTCAGAAGAATGGATCAAGAAGCTGGAAAACGCTTCTGCCCGTTTTCATGTCAGCCGCCTTGAAGCTATCCAATTTCAGATTCAACAGCAAATTGAACTTCTGTATGGAAATCAGGTTGATGGGATTGATGATCTTCTGAAAGATGTGATTTCCAACGGGTACACCCGTGGGGCCTTTGAAATTCATAAGGGCATTGGCCTTGGATGGGATTTCACCGCCCTGAATCAGAAGAAACTTGAAACATTGCTTTCAAAACCTTGGACAACAGACGGAAAGACCTTCCGGGATCGCTGTTGGACGAATAAGGCGGAATTGGTGGACACCGTAAACAAGGAACTGATTCAAGGAATGTTGCGGGGTGATCCACCTTCCAAGATTATCACGGCTATTCAAAAGAAGTTTGGAACTTCCCGCTACAAGGCAAGGCGGCTGGTTCACACAGAAACCACCTATTTCAATGCTGTTTCCAAAACCCAAATGTATAAAGATTTGGGAGTTGAACAGATTGAAATTGTGGAAACGCTGGATTCCCGTACTTGCCCTATCTGTCAACCCCTTGATGGAAAGGTGATCCCACTTTCCCAATATGAACCCGGTGTGACTGTCCCACCCTTCCACCCGAATTGCCGGGGAACCACTTGCCCCTATTATGACGATATGGAAGGCGAAAGAGCCGCCCGGAATGCTGATGGGAAAGTTTACTATGTTCCCGCCAACATGACCTTTACCCAATGGAAGAAGGCTTTTGTGGATGGCGTGAAGGATGGTTTGACGGTTGCCACCGTGGGCGCTATAATGAAAACGGTGGATGAATGCACCACAGTTGAAGAAGTGGAAGCCTTGATGAAAGAACAAGGGTGGTTTTATCAGACTACCCTTCCCGATGGAAGCCCATTTGATGGGAACCAGCTTCTTTCTTTGCAAGGGTGTGATGTTGATACCGCCAAGGCTATTTTCAAAGCCCATGAAAATGTGTTCAACCGCCTTCCTGAATTGCGGGGGCAACTGAATTGTATCAATGCCCGGAAATTGAGTGCTGGAACCTATGCCCAATGTTCTTATGGGTTGGGCCGTGGCGGAATTTCTGTGAACACTTCTTATTTTTCCGATGTGGAACGATTGACCAAACTTTATGCAAATGATTTGGCCCACGGCTTCCACCCAGCGGGAACCACTTATGGTTCCATTGTCACCCATGAATTGGGCCATGCGGTGGATGATTACCTTTCTGTGATCCACCAGTTGGCCGGATTGAATGGATGGAGAGCCAAGAAGGTTTCCGCTTATCTTCGCCCCAAGGTGATGAAGGCTTGTGGGTTGAAAGTTTCCGACACCAGAACAGCGGTGAGCGGCTACGCCACCCAAGATGCCCAAGAATGGTTTGCTGAATGCTTCTGTGAATGGATGGATAGTGAGAACCCCCGTCCCGTTGCGGTGGAATTTGGTAAACAGCTTTTGGAATTGATGAAGGGGATGAAATAAGATGCCGATGCCCAATTTTTTCACAAGTGAATGGTTTGTGCCTGAAGTTGATAATTGGCACCTGAAGGAAGGCGCACCCCCGGAAGTGGTGGAAGAATTTGAAGCCTATATGAAGCGCCTGAAAGAGAATGAACAAAACAATATTGTTGAATGAGCCACCCCCGGCGTTGCCGGTGGTGGTTTTTTCATACCCATTCGCCCCTTTCCCGGTTTGGGCGGTAAAGTGAGCCGGGGGAAATCGTGGTTCCTGACCCACGGTAAAAAAGGATTTTGTAATGGAGGTATTTGCTATGACCAAAGAAAGTTTGATGGCTATGGGCTTGACTGAAGATCAGGCAACAAAGGTGATGGAAGCCTTGAACGGTTCTTTTGTTCCCAAGACCCGGTTTAATGAGGTCAACACGGAACTTCAGACCGCAAAGGCCACCATCAAGGAGCGGGATTCCCAGCTTGAAGCCCTTCAGAAGTCCACTGGTGATGTGGAAGCCCTGAAAAATCAAATCACCGAACTGCAAACGGCCAACACCGATCAGCAGAAGAAGCATGATGCCGAACTGAAGAAGCTGAAGATTGATAACGCTGTGGATTCCGCCCTGAAGGATGCCAAGGCAATCAACCCGGCCACGGTTCGCCCCCTTCTGACTGCGTTTTTGGAGAAGGCCACGGTTTCTGATGATGGCACCATTCCCGGCCTGTCTGATGAAATCGGCAAGCTGGTGAAGGGTGAAGGCACCAGCTTTCTTTTCAAGGCGGATACCAACACCACCCCCACTGTTTCCGGCACTTCCCCCGCTGGAAGCGTAACCACCCCGCCCGATCCCAAAACCAGCGGTTATGAAACCCGTCTGGCTGATGCCCGGAAAGCTGGAAATTCCGCCCTGGCTGTGGCAATCAAGAGAGAAGCCGCCGCTGAAGGCATTCAGCTTTTCTAATCTGAAAAATTTTGACACAAGAAAGGATGTTTGATTATGCCTGTCAATATCACTGGAACTGGTAACACTTTCAATCTTCCCAATTTTGCCGGTGATCTGTTCACCGCTTCCCCCATGCAGACCCCCTTCCTGTCCATGATCGGCGGCTTGTCCGGTGGCATGAAAACTGAAAATGACGAGTTCCCCACCGGTCAGCTCTATGAATTCCCTGAAGCGGCCCAGCCTGCTATCACTGAAGATGCGTCTGAAACTGCCCCCGCCGCAACTGCGCTGGTTCGTGAGCAGAAAACCAATGTGACCCAAATCTTCCACGAGGCTATCACCATCACCTATGCAAAGATGGCGAACCGTGGCAAGCTTTCCGGCCTGAACACCGCTGGTCAGGCGGCCAACCCCACTTCTGAACTGGATTGGCAGGTTGCCCAGCGCCTGAAGAAGATTGCCCGTGATGTGGAATTCACCTTCCTGAACGGCACCTTCAACAAGGCCACCGCTTCCAATCAGGCCAACAAGACCCGTGGTATGTTTGAACTGTGTTCCACCGGCACCACCATTGCCGCTGGTAATGCGGCCATTTCCGTTGACCTTCTGAAGCAGTTGTTCAAGGCTATGGCTGATGCCGGTGCCATGTTCGGCAACATGGTTCTGTTCTGTGGTTCTGATCAGAAGCAGAGAATCACCGCCCTGTATGAAAAGCAGTTGGGCTACAACACCCCCGCTTCCCGCAATATCGGCGGCATGAACATCACCGAACTGGAAACCGACTTCTTCAAGATGGGCGTTGCCTACAACCCCTTTGTTCCCAATGATCGTATTCTGATCGCTGATGTTTCCGCCTGTGCGCCTGTCTTTCAGGATGTTCCCGGCAAGGGTACGCTGTTCCTTGAAGATTTGGCAAAGACCGGTGCCGCCGAAAAGAAGCAGATTTATGGTGAAATCGGCCTTGACCACGGCCCCGCTTTCCTGCACGGTTCCATTACCGGCCTTGATTACACTGGCCGGGAGTAAGGAGGTATGACCCATGTATAAGATCACCGGTAAACAGAAGTTTGGCGCTGTGTGGGCCAACGGTGAATGTGTGGCTATCTTCAATCGGGGGGTGGCCTATACCAATGACACCGCCAAGGCTGACATTTTGAGAGCCAAAGGCTACACCGTGGAAGGTGAGCCGGATCAGGTGGAAGTTCAGGCTGACCCCCTGAAGAAAATGACCGTGGATGAACTGAAGGAATATGCCGCCACCAACGGCATTGACCTTGGGGAAGCCACCAAGAAGGCTGACATTTTGGCCGCTATTCAGGCGGCGGAAACCGGCAACGATGAATAAGAAGGCGGTGATCCCCGTTGCGTGAAGAAGTTGTTTCCATGTTGATGGCCCTTGGCGTAACGGGGGCCGCTGATGATCCCTTGCTTGATATTGTGATCCGCAATGTTCAGTATAGGGTTCAGAATGAAACCAACCAAAGTGAACTTCCTGAAGGGCTGGTAAGCGTGGCCGTTTATATGGCCGTGGGCGAATACCTGAACATGAAGAAGGTTTCCGGGCAGTTGGAAGGGTTTGATCTTGATGCGGCTATCAAGCAAATTCAGGAAGGCGATACCAACACGGTTTTTGCCATTGGTGATGGTAGTTCAACCCCTGAACAGCGGTTGGATGCCCTGATTTCTTATCTGATCAATGGTCGAACCCGTGAATTTTACCGATTCAGGCGGTTTGTCTGGTGAACGCACACAGAAAAGCCCTTGAACGGCTGTGGAAGGATCGGTGTTCCATCTTTGTGAAAGAGAAAGTCACCGATCCAACCACAAAGCTGACTGATTTTGAAGAAAAGCCGCTTCTTCAGGATCAACCCTGTAAACTGTCTTTTGAAACCTTAACTTCAAGCACGGGTGATCCCGTGGCCGCAGTTTCCCAAGCTGTGAAGCTGTTCATTTCCCCTGATGTGAAAATCCCCGCTGGTTGTAAAATCGTGGTGACACGGTTCAATGACCTTGAAAGAACATTCACCTATTCCAAGAGCGGTGAAGCGGGGGTATTCACCAACCATCAAGAAATTCCGCTTGTTCCATTCAAGGGGTATGCCTGATGGGTAAATGGGGAAGATGCGATTTCCGCCAACTGGAACAGTTGAATGAACGGCTGGAAAAGCTGATGGGGGCTGATTTGGATAGGTTTTGCCGCCAAGCCGCCCAAGACTTGGCGGGGCGTTTGCTGAACAAGGTTGTGAAGCGGACACCGGTTGTATATGGGACTTTGCGGGATGCTTGGGCGGTAATGCCTGTGGGCCACCGTGGAATTCATTACACCGTTGTTGTGCTGAATAACCTTCAGTATGCGTCTTATGTCGAATACGGCCACCGGCAACAGCCGGGGCGGTTCATCCCCGGTTATTGGGAAAGTGACCGCTTTGTTTATGATCCTGACGCTGAAGGCGGAATGGTGCTGAAGAAGAATTGGGTGAAGGGGCGTTATATGCTGACCATTTCCACACAAGAGTTGGAACAGCAAGCCCCAAAAATTCTGGAAAAGAAGTTGTATAAGTTCCTGAAGGGGTGTTTTGATGCTTAATGAAATTATCAAAGGAATTTCAATGGCGCTGAATGCCGCCTTTGGGGATGAATATGAAATCTTTCAGAATGATGTGGAACAGGGTTTGGAAGAACCCTGTTTTTTGATTGCCGTTTTGCAACCGGAAGTTACCCCCATGCTTGGGCGGCGGTTTATCAAGCGAAACCCATTTGATATTCAGTATTTCCCCAGCGCCCCCGGCAATAATGCGGAAATGTTCACGGTTGCTGAAAAGATGATTGAAGTTTTGGACTTCATCACCCTTCCCAATGGGGATCAGCTTCACGGAACCAGTGTGAACTATGAGGTTGTGGACAATGTTCTTCATTTCTTTGTGAACTACAACTTGCCCATGATCCGGCCCACGGAAGAAACCTATATGGAAACCTTGGAAACCGAGGTTGGAACGATTGGAGGGGAATAAATGGCTACCACCACACGAAAGAAGAAAACCCCGGATCAGGAAGCGGCCCCGCCCGTTTCCGCCCCGGTTCCGGTTTTCACCAAAAGAAACATCCTGACCTTCCAGCGATACGCCAAGCGGCGTGATCTTCTGTCCGTCCTTCTGGAAGATGGCAAGGAATACACAATGGAGCAGGTGGACAGCTTGCTTCAGAATTTTTTCAAGAAAGGAAAGGTGAATTGATATGGCCCTTGGCGGCGGCACTTTTTTGACGCAGAACAAAATTCTGCCCGGTGCATATATCAACTTCATTTCCGTTGCAAGCGCAAGCGCCACCCTTTCTGATCGCGGCATTGCAACGATCCCCCTTGAAATGAATTGGGGGCCTGAAGGTGAGGTTATCACCGTTGAACTTGGGGATTTCCAGAAGAATTCCCAAAAGATTTTCGGCTATGCGTACACGGCGGATGAACTGAAGCCTATGCGTGAAATTTTCCTTCATGCCAAGAAGGTTCACTTCTTCCGCCTGAATGCGTCTGGCACCAAGGCCACTTGCACCTATGCAACGGCCAAATATCCCGGCACCCGTGGCAATGATCTTCGGATTGTCATTGAAGCCAATGAAAATAGTCAGCCGGAAGCCCTGTTGTATGATGTTTCCACTTTCCTTGGAACCCTTCAGGTGGATCAGCAAAAGGCCATTTCTCAAATGTCTGACCTGAAGAACAACGATTATGTGGACTTCAACACCGGGGCAAGCCTTGGCCTTACGGCAAGCACCCCCTTGACCAGCGGTGCCAATGGCACGGTTGAGGATGCCACCTATCAAACCTATCTGGACAAGATGGAAGCCTATACCTTCAACGCTATGGGTTGCCTGTCCACCAAACCCACCATTACCGCCCTGTTTGCTTCCTTCTGTAAGCGTATGCGGGACGATGTGGGCAAGAAGTTTCAAGTGGTTTGCTTCCGCAATCTGGCCGATTATGAAGGCGTTGTGAGCGTGAAAAACGGCCTTGTGGGTGATACCGAAAACCCCGCCCTGATCCCTTGGGCAACCGGCGTGGTGGCCGGAACCGCTGTGAACAAGTCTGCAACCAATATGGACTATGACGGTGAATATGCCGTTGATACCGATTACACCCAAAGCGAACTGGAAGCCGGTATCACGGAAGGTTCTTTCATGTTCCATCTGGTGGATGATAATGTGGTGGTTTTGGAGGATATTAACACCTTCACTTCCATCACGGATGAAAAATCTTCCGACTTTTCCAGCAATCAGACCATTCGGGTTCTGGATCAGATTGCCAATGATATTGCGGTTCTGTTTGGAACCAAGTACATTGGCAAGGTTCCCAACGATGCTTCCGGGCGGATCAGCCTTTGGAATGACATTGTGAAGCACCATCAGGAACTTCAGAATATCCGGGCCATTGAGAATTTCAACCCGGACAATGTGACGGTTGCACAAGGCGACACCAAGAAGGCCGTGGTGGTGGCTGACTATGTTACCCCGGTCAACGCTATGGCCCAGCTTTACATGACCGTCTATGTTCAGTAAAGGAAGGAGGGTTTGAACTATGGCAACTGTGATGAACGCCAAAGATGCCATTTCCGCTTCTTTGGCGGAATGCTTTGTGACCATTGATGGAAACCGTTACAACTTCATGCAGGCTATCAACCTTGAAGCCAACTTTGAGAAGAACA